CCAGAGGCCCAGTTTTTCCAATCTCTTTCATCCATCAGACGCACAGCCACGCCGAAGTCCTCGATGGAGGGGAACATAAAGTCAGCCCAGTCCACCACGTTATCGACGATACGCGGGTCAATCGTGGTGGTGACGATGCGGCTCACGACTGATAACGTCCGTCAGCCGGTTCGATGTGCACGATGATCTGCCCCATTTGAAAATCGCCACCCACCGTGTTCGAGGCAAACCGGAAGCGCAGTTCGCGGCGCTGCTCCTTGAAGAACACCTGCTGCTCGTACTTCTCCGTCGCCACCGCCGGGAACGAACGCAGCGGGCCATAGACCTCGGGCGCCCGCGCGTTGATGCGGCCCGTGATCTGCACGGTCATGTCGCCGGCCTGCACGAAGTCAGGCTCCATCATCTCGACGTGAATCGCCCGGTTCTTGGGTGGATCCGAGACGATCAGCGCGATGTCGCCGGTCTCGAAGAAGCTGTTGACCGCGTTGATCTGAGCGCCGTCGATCTCATCCACGCCGAACTCATGCTGCCAGATCTTAAAGCGCGTCGGCCCGTTGCTCACCACGCGGATCTGATTGTCCTCCGTGATGCGCGTGTCATCGTTCTGCGCGATGCGAATGTCAGGCACGCCGGGGCTGATCGGGTCGATGCCGGCGAGGATAGGCTCGTTCAGGGAACCTGAGTAGATACCCGCAGAGCGCCCGGCGTTGGGCAGCTGCGTGTCGTACCACGTGTTCTCACGGAAGTTAAAGATCACAGCGTGCGTGCATTCCGTCGCCTCGCCGCGGGGATAGCACCACCAGATCTCCCCGAAGCGCGGCACCTTGTAGGCGAAAATCTTGTTCGCGAACGGCAGGTTCAGCCCGTCGAAGAAGTAGTTGATATTCATGTTGTTAGGCACTTCGCGGACGACGCCGTTGTACATCATGAAGCGGCCATCGCCGACCCAGAAGTAAATGCCGTCATACTCGATCACGCTGTTGACCGCGATGATCGACGACGACGAACTGATCGTGTCGAAGGCAAACACCTCTGGGCCACCCGTGTAATACGTCCGGATCAGGCTATCCAGCGTCCACAGCAGGCCAGCCGGGTTCTGACCACCGCCGCGCAGGGGCAGGCCCTTGACGATCTTCGAGGACGAAATAAACGCGTCGCCCGCGTCGCCGCTCACGAAGTTCGTCGGGTCGTTCGCGTCGGACCACTTCACGAAGCCATTCGACGAGAACATGAACAGGTACGGGTGAAACACCGCAACGCCACCAGAGACGCCAGCCGTCGGGATCGGAGTCAGCGGCGCAGTCCCGTCGATGATGCCGATGTACGCCGGGTATTCCGTGTTCGTCGAGATGTCGTCCGTGGAATCCGCAGCGTGAGCGATCAGCGCCGTCGCGCTCCCAGCGCCGTCATACAGCGCATCGAACTGCCACATGAAGTTATCGCCGCCCACGTAGGTCGTTGGCGTCCTGTCCGTCACGGAGCTCGTGTTGCCGAGATTGTCGATGGTCATGCGCTGGATGCCAGCGCCGAAACCCATGTGCGTGAAGGTCAGGTTGTTCGTCTGCTGCAGGTGAAACTGCCGCACGATCCCCTCAGCGAAATTGCTGATCTGACGGTATCCGCCGATCTTACGCGGCAGCCCGCGCTGAAACCGCACCCACTGCCCGTCGACGTAGAAGTTCCCCTCGAACTTCGTGCCGTCGCGCTTGATGCCGGCCTCTGATCTGACGTTTACGGGTACGAGCATGTCGTGATTATCCTCGACCGATCATGCGGGGGTGGGCGGCCAGACGACGTTGAGGGGATCGAAATCCGCTGCGTCATCCATCGCCCGCAGAGCCTGACGATATGCAAGCTGTTCGTCGGTCATAGGCGCACCGCCAACTTCCGATGCGCGGATAGCCCACCAGTCTGTTGCCGCCAGCTTAGCGGCGCGATCTGCCTTAAATGACTCTGTTGCGCGAGCAGCCGCATTGGCAGCGGACTCAGTCGCGCGCGCCTCAATCTCCGCGATCTCATCGGGCGTAGCGTCACGAATGACGCCGTTTTCGAAAATCTTGGGAGTGTCTGTCATGTTAGAGAACTCCGTAAATGCGGTAATAGGAACCGGCTACAAAGTTAACACCGTCATTGGTAATTCTAATTCCACCCCAAGAACCAGTGTTGCTATAGCCGCCGCCGTAATAACTATATCCGACAGATGAAGAGGCGTCTCCAAAACCTTGAACGGTAAGGCCGCGCTTAGTAGTGGTCTGGTTGGTTTGTTGGACGTTAATAATGGCGCCAATTTCTGATGATGCGCTTGCGGATATAGGATTTAGCCTCCATGTACTAAGTCCATTAACGCCAAAGCTGTTTCCGGCTGGGTTATCACTACGCCCTTCTGTATATCTTCCATAAAACAGACTGTTATTTGCAGTGCCGCCGGGAGCGACAAAACCAAAATATATTTGCGTGCTGCTATCCACCTTTACCATAAGCTCAATTATAATTGACGAATAAGACGTCACCGGAATATTATTAATCAGAATTTGAGCGGCGTTTGTAGTAAGAGTTGCACTAGAAATCAACGTCACCGTTGACGCAGGCAGCGCCGCAAAAGCCCCATCCCCGCGAAGGAATGTGGATGCGCTTGGCGTCCCTGAACTGTTCAGCCGCCCTTCAACGAACATTGAGGTTGTGCTCAACGCCTCGCCAACGCGAACGCCACCCGCAGTGGTCAGCGCGCCAAGGCTTGTCAGGAAGTATGACGCGCCAGTGGTAAGTCCAGTCTGGTTGGCGTTAGTTCCACCCGTAACCGTGACGTTAAGTGTTTGGCCAGTAGTGGCGCTAGCGGCGGCAAGGCCGATGAAATTTTGGGTGTTGCTGATATCAGCAGCGGGCAGGAAGCTGCGAAGGTTTGCCCCGTCTGAATCGTTGATGATGTAAAAGATCGTGCGGTTTTGCGCCGGCAAATAGGTTAAACGCGGCGCTCTGGTGAGGAGCGCCGTTGCATTATAAGAGGAAAATACCATCGACGCGCCGAAGCCCGTCGAGGTTATATACCTAATGTTATTTGCGTTGGTGTAGAATATATACACAACGCGTTCCGACCTTACGTCATAGGAGACACGAGCATCTCCATTAGAGATCACTCTAGATTCTGGCAAAAGGGGAAAAGTCGGCGCGGCGTCAATTGCAATTGAAGATGCTGTAATTGAAAACGTGCGCGCAACTGGGTTATTTGAACCATCCGGGGCAACCGCGACATATTTATTATTGACGCTGTCAAAAGTAACGGCGATCATGCCCGGGGAAATTCCAAGCGCAGTAGAGGCGGCAACGCTAATCAATCCGCTGCCGCTGTTTGTAATAAGTATTACATTGTTTACGCCGCTTGTCCCCAAAGTTGAAACGATACGATCAACTGTCGTATCATAGAGCAGATTTAAGAGGGCGTTGGCAACGCCAGAGCCGCTAGTTACAATCCCTCCGTCAACTGTTGTAAAAGACAATCCGCTAATTGTTGCTCGTTGAATTTGGAATCTTTGATTGCTGTAGGAATTATCGTAATAAGTAGCGCCAATAATAATTTGCTGGCGCAATGGGTCGTAGCAAGAAGCTTGACCGTTAAAAGCTCCTTGAGTTGCAATCACTTGAGGGCTGCCGAAGGCGACTGTTGTGCCGGTAATGGTGCAAACAACACCGCGCCATTGGCTACTAGCAGAATATGTAAAAAGCGCAGAACCGCTAACAGGGTCAAAGGTGCAAGCAATATTGGCGCCGTCTGTCATGCCTGCTGGAACAGTAGTTGGGGTGTTATATGTAATTGTGGTTCCGCTAACAGAGGCAACAAGCACCTGTTTCGTCGCGCCGTTATTAATGGTAATAAGTAAGTTAGACGTTCCCGGGATTGGCACAATTAATGTGGCGGTATTACTGTCCGCCCCGGCCCTGATTTGCGCCGCCCCAAGCGTTTCAGTCTGCTGGAAGCCCGTCGCCACTTCAACAGCGCCATCGGAGCGCAGGCAAACGGGCTGACCCGCCGTGATGGAGCCGCTGGCGGTGAACTGCCGCACGCCGCTTGTAGCAGGGGCACTCGTCCACGTCGTCCCATTGCTGGTCAGCAGATTGCCCGCAGTCCCCGGAGCCGTAAGCCCCGTGCCGCCGTTAGCCGCGGGAACAGCCGTAACGCCGCCGAACACGCCTGCGTTGTTAAACTGAATCTGCCCTGTCGTGCCACCGGGCGTCGTTGTAGGCACAGTCGCGAACGCAAGCTGACCGCTGCCGTTCGTCTGGAGATACTGCCCATTCGTTCCGTCGGCAGTTGGCAGCGTAAACGTAAGATTCGCCGCCAGCGCGTTCGGCGCCTTGATGGCAACGTAATTCGCGCCGTTATCCGTGTCCTCAGGCAGCCGGATCTCAGCGCCTGCAGAGGCGTTACCGATGACCGAGACAGGCGATGTCAGGGCAGCCAAACCACCCGTCGCCGTCAGCGTACCTGACACCGTGACGTTCGCGCCGCTAACCGTCAGCCCCGTCACGCCACCAGACTGCAACTCCAGAACGCCGGAGCCGTCAGGCGTGATGATCGCGCCACCGCTGGTGTTGCTTGCGTTGATGGTTGTCGGCATGGGTTAGTCTCCGAGTGCGGTAATCTGCGCCTGCAGCGCTTGCAGCTGGGCGAGCAGTTCTGCTTTAGTAGGTGTCGGGTTTTCTATAAAAATATCTTCAGGCTCCAGTGGCTCAGCCGCAGTCTCACCATCCCAAAGCCATCCATTCTGCGCCTCGTCAGGGACTTCTATAAACCGCTCCGCATAAGATGAGATAAATAGCATATTAGGATGCGTCATGACGACATCTCTAAGGATGCCATTATCATTAAAAGCATACTTCATGTCAGCCACCTTTATGCGTAAATTAGAACAATTGGGTCGCCGCCTATGCCGTTGGTAGAGCTACCAGATCCGCCGCCACCACCGTAACCTCCAGCACCTCCTTTGGATGAAGAGCCGCCAGTGTCATTGGCACCTCCACCACCCCCGCCGAAACCGCCTTTACCGCCTCCACCGATAGAGAAAGCGCCAGCGCCACCACCACCTCCGCCAGCGCCGCCATCACCACCGCGTGTGCGACTAAATGTACCGTTGCGTGAGCCGCCACCGCCGCCACCGCCGTTTGTGGCACTTGCACCTCCCGGTACGGTAGTGTTCAAGTTACCATCCCCCGGAGATGGGGTGCCCCCCGCACCATACATCTCCATCGCAACCATCAATGGGTCTGTCCACGCCTGCGTGATACTGTTCCGGGCAGGACCATTTACAGGGTTGTTTTCGTCTGAAAAATTAGCCAGTCCTCCAGACCCGCCGCCACCGCCGGAATAACCTCCGTTTACAGAGCTTCCGCCACTTCCGGCACCTCCGACGCCGCCACCACCGCCGCCACTGGGGTAGCCACTCCCATTAGTGTTTCCTGTTCCGCCAGTGCCACCCCAGCCACCACCGCCGCCCTGAGTGCCGCCACCGTTATAGCCATTACCTAGCGGGGACGCTGAGGATCCGCCGCCGCCAAAGCTAGAGCCGCCACTACCGCCAGTATAGGCAGCAGAAAATGAGAAGCTGCCACCGCTATTAATTGTAGCCGTTGCTCCTGATTGAGTAGTTGCACCGTTTGCGGTCATAAGCGTTGTTGCTGATCTTGATACAACTACGTTTTTACCTGTAAAAGTTGAAGTAATCACATCGCCCGGTGTAACCGTTAGGTCGCCAAAGGCGCAACCGCCGCCGCCTCCGCCAGAGCCTGCGCTTCCGTTAGCGCCGCCACCAAATGCGTAAATACGAATAGAAGTAACCCCCGCCGGAACCGTGTAGGTCCCAGTAGACGTGATGGTTGTCCAAACTCTTGTGGTAGGGATAACTACTGCGGCAAACGCAAGTTGACCGCTACCATTAGTCTGCAAGAACTGACCATTGGTGCCGTCCGCAATCGGAAGTGTTAGCGTAAAGTTTGCAGCCAGTGCATCCGGCGCTTTGATGGCAACGTAATTCGCGCCATTATCTGTATCCTCAGGCAACCTAATTTCAGCGCCTGCGGTTGAGTTGCCGACCACAGCAAGCGGGGATGCGAAGCTTGTTGGATTGGTAAAACTAAGAATTCCAGAGCCATTGGTTTGAATAAGCTGACCATTCGTGCCATCAGCGGCAGGCAGCGTCCACTCTGTAATCCCGGCCAGCGAGTTGGGAGCCTTGAAGGCGACGTAGCTCACACCGTTATTCGTCGCCTCAGGAAGCTGAATCTCAGCGCCCCCGATGGCCGAAGCCGCGATAGAGAAAGGCGTCGCCTGCGATACCGCGACCGACTGCACGGACGCGTTAGGAAACGTAACCCCGGTATCGCCGCTGATGGTCGTGGACATGCACGTTACTCCGTGGGAGTTTCTTCGGCGGGGGCTTCGATGACCTGCGGCTC